CATTATTAGCAGGTCAAACAGAAATCATAGAAAAGAAAGCAACAGATGTTGTTTACGTTGGTGCTGGAACTGATGTAAAGGGAACACCAATAGGATATACAAACTAATTAGTTGTATAAATAACAACACTTAGATCTACAACCCATCGTGTAGTTTTCGTGGGGCGGTCATAAGTGCAGAATTTTTAAACTAAAATGGATATCAAGAAAGAACTTGAACAAGTTCAAAAAAAGGTAGACGATTTAAAAAGAAGACAAGAGAATTTAGAGAAGATTAGAGATCTCCAAGAGAGAACAGATAAGCGAAGGGGAATGAGACCTTTCAGCACTGCTTATGAAATGTATTAGATTACCAACACACTTCTTTAAAAAAATTTAAAAAGGTTGTAAAATAAGTTCATAGCTCTATAATTAGATATGAGTTTTGAAATGACAATGCGTTTTAACGACACTGATATCGCACGTATCATCGCTGCTTGTAAGGTCTATCAAGATCAAACAGGTAGTGAATGGATGTGGGAACAATATGAAACGTTAGTGGATAAACTTAGGGTTTACCAAGATCAGTATTCCACGGACTAAACATGCTAACAATTTTCGGATCACATCCGTCTGTTTATACTTTACCAGGCACATGGGAAGCACAACCAGACATAGTTTACAACCCATCATTTTTAATGATTGGTGCATCCCTAGTATTTGCAGCTACAGGAGTTGTAATTTTACTATCTACTAGGACCAGAAAAAGAAAACGAATTTAATGTTGGAGACAACGTAAAATGAAACTGGGTATCATGTGTTCTGGCAACGGAACCAACTTCGAGAATATAGTACGAAGCTGTACCAAGGATGAAGTTGTGATTATGATTCACAACAAAGAAAAGTGTGGTGCAGTAAAGAGAGCAAATAAATTTGGTATCCCTCATTGTTATGTTCATCATAAGGATGAAGAAGATATGGTTTCTCTCTTTGAAGCATGGAATGTAGATCTTATTATCCTTGCAGGATATATGAGAGTGATTAAAAATCCTTCTGCTTTCCCATGTCCTATTATTAATATTCATCCATCATTACTTCCAAAGTACAAGGGATTGAATGTAGTAGAGAGAGCAATGGAGGCGGGTGAGAAAGTCACTGGTTGTACTGTTCATTATGTAAATGAAGAGTTAGACGGTGGGGAAATTATTCTTCAATCAGAGGTTGAAATTCTACCCCACGACACTGTTAAAACATTGACAAAAGCAATACAAAGAAAGGAATATGCATGTCTTCCAGCAGCTATAGATGTTGTAAAGAACACACTGTCATTAACTCCACACATGGTTGCGTCATAATACCTAGTCGCTATACTATATAAAATTAGTATGGGATTGAAAGAATCATGCCCCTGACTCAAACAAGGCATTACACTGTCGGTTATCACGACACACAACAACAACACTACGAAATGTGTGAGTATGCGGAAGATGCATACGCAGCAATACAGCAATTAAAAGAGGATGTTTCCTACCTAAAGGAGCATCCTCATTTTATTGACTATTGCAAACCAGAAGAAAAGAAGACAGAAGTAGAAAACATCTACGACTTCTTAGCTGCTGGAATTCCTATGGGACATTAATCATGAAAGAAGCAAAAACATTTAGATTTTCATATCTACTACAAGGATGGTGGTTGCTGCTAATCTTAGCAGGAATAGCTGTCGGACCTTCGTTAGCATATGCTGCTGATATTAGTATGGGTTCTAATGGGAACCTAGTATTTGAACCAAATGAAATTACAATTTCTGCAGGTGATACTATTACTTTCACAAATGGAGCTCTTCCACCACATAATATGGTAGTTGATGGACACCCCGAATTATCACATGGGGATCTAGCATTTGCTGTAGGTGATAGTTTTGATGTTGTATTTCCTGATGCAGGAGACTACAACTTCCAATGCGATCCTCATGCTGGTGCTGGCATGAAGGGTGTTATTCATGTACAGTGAAGTAATCTGGTCAGTTAATATTATGATTGCTATCCTACTCGTTGCTGTAGGTGTAGTAATCTACTACATATTCATGTACGATGAGTTTTGGCCAAATGGGAGCAATGACACCACCGAGCAGGAAGAGCTGCTACAACTTTCGAGTAACGGAGATTAACCGTGTTCTTGACGGCGATACTATTGATGTCACCATTGATCTTGGGTTTGACTTATACAAGAAAGAAAGAGTTAGAGTTGCAGGAGTCGATACGCCAGAGAAAAGAACAAGAGATCTGGAGGAGAAGGCACTGGGAATAGATGCTACTTACTGGTTACAAAAGAAATTAGAAGATACTATTGCAGGTGATGAAGAACTCTCTATTAGAACTGAACTTAAGGGTGGCGTTGGGAAGTATGGTAGGCTTCTTGGTTGGCTCTACATTGGCGATGCTACTATTTCGTTAAATGAACAAATGATTAAGGAGGGTTATGCTTGGGAGTATGATGGCGGCACTAAACAGAAAGATTTTGAGGAGCTACGTGAAATTAGGCGTTCGCTTGGGACACTGGTCGAGTCTTGATCAGACCTACATAGATTCAAATGGAGAAACAGGCAGACGTATATACGCTGATTGGTTGATCCCACTTGAGGAATATTAAAATGAGAGACACATTGATTAAGGCACTTCTGGCACACGCCCAAGGAGATATTGCCAAACATAGAGCTAACGTTGAAGTATACTTAGCAAATGCTGCTGGTATTGGAGAGCATTCTAATATCATTGAAGCAATTGAAGAAGAGTTAAATATGATTGCTAAGTATCAAGATCAGATTGATGTTATTAACAAATATTTTAAACAAAAACCAGCATCTACATCTGAACCAGATTATTCACAGTATAAATCTCAGGAATATAGACCAGAATAAATGACACAAGATACTAATCAAGACTATGATGAGGATTGGTATTGTGAGTTTAGAATGGGAATACAAGACGTTAAAGCGTTGTATTCCTCAATTTGTTTTGCTCTGGAATCATGGCCAGGATCCCCTAGGCGTCCAGCTGAAGAACAGGAATATTTAATACAAATGAAGCAGCAATTATTTGCTATGCTTGCAGAGTACACGTTTACCCACATAGAAGTGCAGGAGTGATGATGTCTGAGTTTTCGGATTTTAAGTTGGAAAGAAAGGAATGTGAAAAATGCGGAGCAACATGGATTAACGGTAAACATATCTGGCGTGGCACTGGGAGTTCATCTGACTCTAGTGAGCTTGACCTTGCTGGTCTTGTTTGCAACAAGCTAGGAAACCACCAATGTATTAATCCTATGAAAGGAAAAGATGGTGGACAAACTTGGGAATACCGTGCTGGATTTATTGATGGTATGCTCAAGGCAAAGAAAGAAGGGATGGAAGAATTTAGGGACAGATTTGGAGATCTCTAAATATTAAGTAGTGAACTAGTTTTGTTGTGTCTAGTAATGATGTATATTTGGGGAACCCGAACCTAAAGAAAGCGGGAACCCCAATACAATTTACAAAAAAGCAAGTTAATGAATGGATTAAGTGTAAGGAAGATCCAATTTATTTTGCAATGAATTATATCAAGATCATCTCGCTAGATGAGGGTTTGGTTCCCTTTAGCATGTATGATTTTCAAAAAGAAATCCTTACAGACTTTCATAACAATAGGTTTAACATTGCAAAACTTCCTCGTCAGACTGGTAAGTCAACCACTGTTGTCGCTTATCTGCTTTATTACGCTATCTTCTACGATAGTGTTAACATTGGTATACTTGCTAACAAGGCATCTACCGCAAGGGAGCTACTCGGTCGTCTTCAATTAGCATACGAGAATTTGCCAAAATGGATGCAACATGGTATCCTAGTATGGAATAAAGGTAATGTAGAACTTGAAAACGGATCAAAGATACTGGCTGCTTCTACGTCTGCAAGTGCTGTCCGAGGCATGTCGTTCAATATCCTCTTCCTCGACGAATTCGCTTTCGTTCCAAACCATGTTGCGGAGCAATTCTTTGCCTCTGTTTATCCTACTATTACTTCTGGTAAGTCAACGAAAGTAATTATCATCTCCACTCCTAATGGAATGAATCACTTCTACAAGATGTGGGAGGATGCTAGTAGGG